GGACAAATCAGAACGGAAGAATACGCTATAGCAGCAAACCACGGAACATCGATTTTCAATGGTCAAGTGGTTGAAGCAGTAGCAGCGGGCGGTATTGAACAAGCGGCAGCTGGAGACACTCAACAATTAGGTGTGTTCGGTGGTTGCTTCTTTACTGATCCGTCAACAAGCAAACCAACATTCAAAGCTTTTTATCCTGCAAGCACAAACGCTTCGGATATTGTAGCTACGGTGTTTGCGGATCCATTTATCGTGTTTGAAGTACAACATGATTCAGACGGTGGAACAGCTGGTACATCAGCTATGAATAATTCTGCATTTGATTTTGTCGGAACTAGTGGCAGCACTATTTCTGGTCAATCAACTTCAGAGTTAGACACATCAACTTCTGGAACATCTGGTGGTTTTAAACAAATCGGTATATCAAAAGATCCGGAAAATAGTGACGAGTCATCAGCTAATGCGAATGCATACGTTGTATTCAATACTGGTGAACATGTCTTTAAATTAATAACAGGCGTATAATTTTAGAATAGGAGATAAATTATGGCAATATCACGATCACAACTCGTAAAAGAGTTAGAGCCAGGATTGAATGCACTATTCGGCCTGGAATACCAAAACTATGCAGATGAGCACACTCAAATTTTCGATATCGAAAATTCTGATAGAGCTTTTGAAGAAGAAGTGATGTTATCTGGTTTCGCTAATGCTTCAGTTAAACCTGAAGGATCAAGTGTAAACTTTGATACAGCACAAGAAACTTTCACTGCTAGATACACACATGAAACGCTTGCTTTAGCGTTCTCAATCACTGAAGAAGCGATTGAAGATAACTTGTATGACAGACTTGCGTCTAGATATACAAAAGCGTTAGCTAGATCTATGGCTAACTCAAAACAAGTTAAAGCAGCAAACGTGTTAAACAATGCGTTTAGCTCGTCTTTCACAGGTGGTGATGGTAAGGAGCTTTGTGCTACTGACCACCCAATCGTTGCTGGAACATTCAGAAATGAATTGTCAACTGCAGCTGACTTAAACGAAACATCGTTAGAGCAGTCGTTAATTGACATTGCAGCACTTACTGATGAAAGAGGTCTAAAAATTGCAGCAAAAGGAGTTAAAATGATAATTCCTTCAGCGCTTCAATTTACTGCTGAAAGACTTATGAAGACAGCAGGAAGAACTGGAACTGCAGATAATGATATCAATGCAATTGGTAGCATGGGAATGATTCCACAGGGTTATACTGTGAACCATTACTTAACTGATACTGATGCGTTTTTCATTAAGACTGATGTTCCTAACGGATTAAAAATGTTCGTTAGAGCACCAATCAAAACTGCAATGGAAGGTGACTTCGAAACTGGAAACGTAAGATACAAAGCTAGAGAGAGATATTCTTTTGGATTCTCAGACCCTAGAGGTATCTTCGGATCACCAGGCGCAGCGTAATCTAAATAATTTTGTGGCCGGACATAGTTCGGCCACATTGCAAACAGAAAGTAGAATAATGAAAAAATTCCTAGTAAATATTTGGGCTTATGACTATCACACAAAATTTGAGGTTTTGTCTGAAGATAATCCAGATTCTCTTGAAAAATCAGTCCTTGACAAATTGGGAGAAAAGAGTATTAATTGGGAAAAAACGGGAATGTTTGGCCCGTTAAATAGAATAACCTATGAGGAGGTTATCCATGATACAAGACCTATACAAAACAAAAAGGTCCTTGGAGTTGAAGTGGGAACAGGAGCATCTGTCTAATGGTAGATATACTCTTGAAATGGTCAGAATTGATGACAAAGTTAAAGAAGTCATTACGAAGATCAAGTTGGAAGAAGCAGCTATTGCCCATAGACAAAATGTTGTCGAAAATGCAGCTCCGCAAGTTTCTGTAGCTACTTAATAAAAAGCTACATCGTTGGAAAACTCTATCCGCACTACACACTCTCTTGCACTCTATTAAAAATTGTTGTACAAAAGTCACACTATACAAATTAAAATAAATTAAATGTAGACGCGTATAGTCGACACCCCTAGGGACTACATTTAAAATATCTAGGAGGATATTAATATGGCAAATACAACTTTTAGTGGTCCGGTCAGATCAGAAGGTGGCTTTAATGTAATTAATAAAGCAGATTCTACTGGCGTGATCACAGAAACTGGTTTTTCAGTTAACTCAACTGGACAACTAGTATCAATGGGAACTAGAAAGATTCAATCTTTTGCTGGTACATTGGCATCAACAAACGCAGCATCAACTGCATATGGAGATGGTGACGTGCTTGTAGAGCTTGGTGCATTAAATACAGACGCACCAGACGGATTAGTAACACCCACTAAGTTTTTCATTCACAGAGCATTAATTGGTATTACAACTGCGGCAGGAGAAACTCTTGCTGGTGGTTTATCACTAAGTGCAACATCTGGAACAGCAACTAATACTGCAGTCTCCTCTGGAACTGAAATTGTTGGTGCTGGTGTAACATCTTTTAACGAACAATTAAGTGCTACACAATCAATCACAGAAGTTGATATAAACTTTAACAATACTGCGGGTAACTACCACATCTTTGTTCCAAACATTACGGCGGCGATTGCTAGTAAAAACTTATATGCTTTTGCTACTACAGCAGTAAACGCTGATATAACGGCTGGAAGATTTACAGTAGAATTAGAATACTCAGTATTTTAAAAATTAATGTGGGGCTTCGGCCCCACAGTTTCTTAATTAAGGAGGGAAACAAATGGCAGATACAGTAACAGGACCAACTATCTTACAACAAAACGATAAGAGAGTTGTTATTAAAATAGTAAATCAATCAGACGGATCAGGCGGAACAACTGTTTTTGCAGATGTTTCTGCACTTGCAGCTAATGCAGCAGGTGAGTCTTGCACACATGTAACCCTACAAAGAGTATGGTGGTCATGTTCAAATGGCGATGGTCAAGATTCTTTTGCTCGTTTAGATTATGAAGATTCAGATGGAGATATTCCAATTATAACTTTAGTAGACTCAGGATACTGGGACTTTAGAGAGTTTGGTGGGGTACCAGCTAATACGTCTTCAAATAGTAATCAATACGATGTAAATTTTGTTGTACCGGGTGCGGCTGATTCTGGAAATACTTACACGGTTGTAGCAGAATTTATAAAAAATTATTAGGAGTAACGAATGGCCAACACAACTTCAGGCACAGTTACTTTCGACAAAACTTTTGCTGTTGATGATTTAATAGCAGAAGCATATGAACGTATAGGTTCGCAAGTAACGTCTGGATATCAATTAAAGTCTGCAAGAAGATCATTAAATATTTTATTTCAAGAATGGGGTAATAGAGGTTTACACTATTGGGAAGTAGGAGATACAAATATTGATTTAATTGAAGGCCAAGCTGAGTATAGTTTTTTTAGATCTAGTGCAGATGGAACGTCTGCTGTCACTGTTGGTGGTACAAGTGGATCAAGCACTTTTGGTGTTGCTGATATTCTTGAAGCAACGTTTAGACAAAACAGAACACAAACTACACAATCCGATTCTGCAATGACAAAAATTGATAGATCAACATACTCTAGTTTATCTGGTAAATTATCTAAAGGGACACCTTCACAATATTTTGTACAAAGATTTATTGATAAAACTACAGTTACTGTTTACCCATGTCCTGATGCAACTGCGGCTACAAAAGACATGCACATCTTTTTTGTAAAAAGAATACAAGATGTAGATTCAACTTATACAGATGCAACAGATGTACCATATAGATTTGTGCCTTGTATGGTTTCAGGATTAGCTTTTTATTTAGCTCAAAAGTTTAATCCACAAGCGGCACAAGCAATGAAATTATATTACGAAGATGAATTAGCAAGAGCGTTAGCTGAAGATGGTTCTTCATCTAGCACATTTATAACACCTAAAACTTACTACCCAGGAACTTAATGGCACAAGCAAGAGGAAAATACGCAAAAGCAATATCAGATAGATCAGGGATGGAGTTTCCATATAATGAAATGGTAAAAGAATGGAATGGTCACCTAGTTCACAAATCTGAATTTGAAGCCAAACATCCACAATTAGAATTAAGATCTAGATCAGGAGATTCACAAGGTTTATTCAATGCTAGACCTGCTAGAACTGAAAATGAAGTTGCTGCTATGTTAGGCAATAATCCTTTTTCTATTACTGCGAGTTCTCAAACAATTACAGTTACAGAAATAAATCATGGAAGAACTACAGGAGATACTGTAAGATTTAGAAATGTTCAAGGTAGCCCCGGTGGTGTTGCTTTTTCTACCTATGAAAATTCTTCAGGATTTAGTATAAACGTTACAACAACAGATAAATACACTTTTAGTTTAGGATCAACTCCAAGTGTAACAGAAGAAGGAGGAGGACCAACTGTGTCTGCAGGACCAGTTAGTTTATCAGCATAATGGCAGGATTAAGTGCATCAGGATTAAAAACACAAATAAGAAGCTACACAGAAGTTAGCACAACAGTGCTATCAGACAGTGTATTAGAAAATATTATTTTAAATGCACAATATAGAATTTTTAGAGATGTACCAATAGATGCGGATAGAAAAACATCTACAGGTAATTTTACATCTGGAACAGGCACTGTAACTGTGCCAGCAGGAGCTGTATTTATTAGAGCGGTGCAGGTTTATACTGCAACTGGATCTACTTTTACTGGTGCTAATGTATATTTAGAAAAAAGAGATCTTACATTTTTAGAAGAATATATTTCAGCAACCACATCTACTGGAACACCAAAATATTACGCAATGTTAGATACAGGAGCGACTGGAGAAAGTTCATCAAACTCTGGATCTATAATTGTATCACCAACACCAAGTGCAACTTTTGCATACAAAATTCATTACAATGCAGCGCCAGCATTATTAGAAAATAATGACACTAATTATATTAGTATGAATTTTCCAAATGGTCTGCTATATTGTTGTCTAGCAGAAACTTACGGTTTCTTAAAAGGTCCAGCTGATATGCTGCAATTATACGAACAAAAGTACCAACAAGAAGTACAAAAATTTGGAGGAGAACAAATAGGTAGAAGACGAAGAGATGATTATACAGATGGAACAATCAGAATACCAGTCAACTCACCTAAACCTTAAGGATTAAATTATGGCATCAACATTTTCAGATCTTGGTATAGAACTAATGGCAACCGGCGAGAATGCCGGTACATGGGGTGATAAAACTAATACTAACTTACAAATCGTAGAAAAATCAATCGCTGGTTACGTAGAACAAGCAGTAACTAGTGGTGGGACCACACAATTAACTATTACAGATGGTGATGCAACAGAATCTACATCCGTTGCAAGACACGCGGTTATAAAATTAACAGGTACAATATCTGGTAACTCTATTGTAACTGTACCAGATTCAATAGAAAAAGTTTACATTGTAACTAACGGCACATCAGGTGCATACACTGTACAATTTAAAACAGCATCAGGTACAGGGATTACTTTTGGTGTATCAGAAAAAAATACAAAATTAGTTTATTCAGATGGAACAAATATTGTTGATGCAGGATTTAGTGGTGGAACTGACTTAGATGGTAACGAATTAATTTTAGATGCCGATGCTGATACAAGTATTACAGCAGATACAGATGACCAGATAGATATTAAAATAGCAGGTGCAGATGATTTTCAGTTTACTGCAAATACTTTTACAGCGCAATCAGGTAGTAGTATTGTTGTGCCAGAGGGTGGACTTACTTTTGGAAGCACAGCGATTACTTCAACTGCAGCAGAGTTAAATATTTTAGACGGTGTAACATCTACAGCAGCAGAGTTAAATATTTTAGATGGTGTAACATCAACGGCGGCAGAATTAAATATACTTGATGGTGTAACATCAACAGCAGCAGAATTAAATTTAGTTGATGGAATTACAGCTGGAACTGTAAGTGCATC